CCTTGTAGCCATTTTAAATCAACTACAGCATCTAATCCAGTAGCCTCAATCTCTAAAGCTATTACACCTGCTCTAAGTCCGCTAATCTGTGCGGTATTAGAAGTAATGCCTGCAACATCAAGAACCATTTGAAATAGAGCATCTTCGAATTTATCAGTCGCATTTATAGCCATTGTTTACTAATAATAGTTAGGTTAGGATCATTAAATGGTGCGTAGGTGTATTCATTACCTAGTGTTAAACCCGCTGCACCTGTTATAACAAAGCTTGTGTTCTCAACTAAAGTACCTACTACATAATCTACACCGTTAATTGTAACCGTGTCACCATCCTCTAAATAGAGTGTCGAAGGTGTTTGTATAGTATAAGTTCCTGCGGGGGCTTCTACATCACTTGTAATCGTTCCTGTGAAATCTTGGTAAAAACTAACAAAGTCCATGCACTCATTATACCTGTCTACTCCTTGGTTGTATCTGCGGTTAATTACTTGGTTGTTAGTACCCATTGATAAGTTATCCGCATTTTCATTAAGGTTCTTAGCCTTGCCTATTACCGTTTCAACAAAATCATCGCTGTTAAAATGCCAATAAACAAACCTTTTTAGAACTTCTTTTAATCCTCTTAATACGTGTACATCTCCTTCATCATCTGTCCAGTCAACGCCATTAATTAAAGCGGTGTATTTAGAATGTAAAGGATTATCATCTCTAATATCTATGTACATTTCATCGTTAAGAAGATCCTTAATTGTTGGCGCTTCCCACTCTGCTATATACGCTTCTAATTCAGTCGCGTCAAACCTAGTAGTACTTATCTTAAGACTACCTAGTTTATAATCGGATGTTGTGGTGATTGGTAAACTCATTACTTAGCTTTCTTTGTCGCTTTTTTTGCTCCTACTTTCTTTGCTATCTTATCAGTAATTAACTTATTTCCTACCATTTCGTTAACATCTACCTTTTGGCCTTTCTTAAGTCCTGCTGGATGATCTAATAATATCTCTACTTTCATAACTTAATTTCTTTTACCAACAAAGCCCCGCTACGTTAATAGCGAGGCCGTTGTATATAAACATCAGCTTCTTACGGTTTAGTAAGTGCTGTAATTGCAGTAGAAACAGTACCCGTTACAAATGCAGTTTTATCATTTCCTTTGATTCTATTTAAACCTCTCCATTCGATAAGAACAGTTCTAAAGTTTTTAGTAAAATCATCAGAATCTAAACCTACTTGTATAGTCATTTCACCTTTACTAAATACAGTATCTTTCGAACCATCCATAGTTAAGAACTCATCTTGAGCTATACCTGTGTTTGCAACAACTCTAATACCATCTAAAGTAAGGTTACCCGCTATATCTTGTAAACGATTAACATACTGTCCATCAGCAGCACCCGCCTTAACTAATCTTAAAGCTGTAAGATCTGTAGGGTGTACTACGTGAGAAGTAGCAAAGTGGTTAGCTATATCAATTTGATTAGCAGCAGTAGTTAATACATCTACTAAATTAGGGTCAACAACTGTCAAAGCAAATGCACCCGCAGCGTATGCCGTAGATTGTGTAATGATGCCATTAAGGTTTTGCCCTACGTTATTACCGTTTAATACTTGATCGTCAATATCTAAAGCTAATCTTTGTGTAAGCTCGTTGTTAATCTCAGTACGCATAAAATCAATGTCTCCTAACATTTCTGTAGAAACTTTGATAAATGCTGTTCTTTTCTTAACGTTCTCAGAAACTACAACAAGATCGAAATCAATTTGATTTTTCAATGTACCCTCAACTGTTCCGCCTACTGTACCGTCTACGTTTTGTTGTTCAACCCAAGAAATAACATTTGATACAGCAGTACCACTATTAACTAATTCTTGAATAAATGTACGTCTTCTAGCTACGTTGTTTACACCTGCTTCTCTTTGTTCAACAGGAACGTTACCACCTGAAATATTACCAATGATAGTCATATCACCTGCAACCTTCAATGTAACTTTACCACCGCCTTCAGTCATTGCCTTAAGAGCTTCTTTATTGTCCTCTAAAGATTTATCAAGAGTATTAGCGTTAGTTAAAGAAATATCATCGTTATCTCTTTCTGTGATCTTCTTAATTGCTAAACCTTGTGCCTTAAGTGCATCGTTCAAAGCTTTTAATTGATCTACTTGATTATCTTTAAGTTCAGACTTGATAGTTTCTTTTAACTCTTCGTTCTTTGCTGTAATAGCATCTTCTAATTCTTTTCGCTTAACATCGTTAAACTCTGAGTAGTATTCAGCCATTTTTTCTGCTGATGTCTCTTCTGTAATTTCGTACCCTTTAGATACTAAAAATTCTTTAAAATTCATTTTATAAAGTTTTGTAAAAATTAATTAAATTGTTTTTTTGTTCGTTTTGAGTGTCTTTCAACGGCTCGTTTTTTTGAGTGTCTCGCAACGGCTCAATATCTTTAGCTTCTACTGTTGGTGTTAGTGAATTACTACCCTCTAGTACTGCGCTTATTTCTATTAACTTAGCTTCTTTAACCGCCCAAAAATAACCTAATTCCTCTGCGTCTGCTTTGTTACCTATTCTATCTATGTTAGTTGTCCATACTTTATGTTCTTCTTCAAAGTCAGGATCGTTAACTGCTAAGTCTAACTTAACATAAAACATACCTACAGAGTGCTGATCTACTTTCTCTGTTCTGTATTGGTTAAACATTAAAGCATTGTAGTCTTTTAATATGTCGCTATCCATCATTAATGAAGTAGTAGTACCTACCTTTTCAATACCTAATTCATACCATGCTACAGTCTTTTCATATATACTTGATGGTTCACCTACCTTGGCTGTCATCTTATGCTCATGATCGTGTAAGTGCCAAATTCTTTCTTGACGTTCGCTAATGGATTTAGTAAACGTACCGTCTAAATGCACATCACCGTGAGAGTCTAACCAATTATAAGTATTGCCTATAATAGTTCTTTTGATTACAGTATCAGTATCAGTCTCTTTAGATGTGCTTAGTGCTTTAACTACAGTAGTATCTGTAGACATAGATAAGCCCTGTACAAATTCTTTCTTAACAGCCTTCTTAAATTCTGCAATATCTTTTTTATGCTTAACCATGTAGGAAATTTCTTCCTTCTTAGTTGCAAATGTTTTACCTGTGATATTCATTTCTTAATTAAGTTATTGCCTTTAACCATTTTCTTTTTGGCCTTCTTAAGCTGTTTTACTTTGTCTTTCGTTAGTTTACCCATTATACAAATATAATGATTATTCGGTGTCGTTCCAACCTAAAGCATCTTGTGCCTGTGCTTGATCTATTAACCCCGCTTCGAACTGTGCTAATATTTGTTCGCTTAAGTCTGTATTGATTACTTTAAGTACGTCTATTTTCTTTTCATCAATCTTAATAAATTCCTGAGTACCTAACTTCTGGTTTAAGAACCTTGATAAACTTCTATCTATCTTTTTACCTAATGGTAGGTATGAATTAATCATTGCCATTCTAGAAGCTTCGGCCATGTTGTCAAACTTACTGTTAGCCTGATCGTTAAACAGTACTGAGTTAAGGCCATACACCGAGCAAAGCAACCTGAGTTTATTTATAATACCTTCTAAGAGTTTTAAATCTGTAGGACTCATGCCCATTTGAATATACTTTAACTTACTACTTGTTATGTGGACTTGGTTAAATCTATCTGCTCCACCTATCTCTTCGTTAAATTCTGTCTGTAATCTTTGACGTTCCTTATTAAGAATAGGTACTTCTGTCTCATTAGTCAACAAACCTACTATACCTTTGTTTTTAAATATTGCTGCCTCTGCTTCAAATATTTCATTTGAACTAACTACTAAATTAAACGCCGCCTCTAAAGGACTAAACCCATAAAATGCAGCCTCATCATTAGTGTGAACTATGTTTGTCGTTTTAATGTGTAACATATCCTCTAACTCTATTCTTACCTTTGCTTTGTCGTTCTGATTGTAAACGTAATAGATAACCTCGTTAATACTGTTGATTACTATATCTACCTTGTCTGTAGGTAATACGGTTAACTCTGCTACATTGTTTCCTACTATACCTATACTTCTTATAAAGGCATTACCAGTGCTTAATAAAGTCTCATCTAACTCTTGTCTAAAATCTATTTCGAATTGATTGGCGTTAGGGCTTTGTAAAACCTCTTGCATCTTAGAGTTAGTCACTTCATTACCGTTAGCATCTACGTATATTCTAGGTAGTGATGATTCGTTACGTGAAATATTAGTAATGATTGTAAATACTAAAGGATTGGATCTAAACGCTTCTATATATTTATTAAAAGCCTTACCATCGTTAGCAAATGAGAAACTAAACAATCCGTTGAATAGTTTAAATCTTGAGGTGTCGTGTGAAGTCAGTCTAATAGTTTGGCTCTTGTTGGCCTTAGGACTAATCCAATTTAAAATCTTCTGTACTCTATTCATTGAATATTGAAATTACAACAAAAATACTAAAAATAATTGACTATAAAAAAGTATAAACAACGTACCTAAAAGCGTCCATTGCATCGT